CCCGTGAGGGCTCCCTTGGGTTCTTCGGAATCCTTAAACTTCAGGAGGAGTTTCTTTTATGTCACGTAGACGAAGGCGCGGCGCGCGGGTTAGAGACGGCGACAATTTGACCTTATTTTTAAGGCCACGTCGCACTCGCCCGCGTTGGCGCGACTTTTCTGACTTCTTTGATCCAAAGGCTAGTCGTCCATGGTACCCTCATAGTTATTTCCCCTTCCCTAAGGAAGATAATGGAATTAACAATGAGAACTTCCTCAGTATCTTCGGCCGTTACCGGACGAAAGATACTATTATTCCCGAATCAATGCGGGGAGAGGATTTCGATGGGCACCGTCTTATCGGAACTTCGAAACTTGGAGAGTTTTACTCTCTCGTTACGAGTGGTCCCGGTCTGGGTAATCACAATAATTTGTTTATCCAGACTGTAGGCGGTACTATGCCTTCAGGTCGCTCTCAAGACCGAACTCAGACTTGGGATTCATTGAATCCTGGGCCTCCGTATCGGACTGGAAAGCCGTTTTTTAGCGTTCGAAGTCAGCTAAGCTCGTCTCAAACCTTTGGCGGGGGTTACTATACCAAAGCTGAAAGGGTATTTGGGAGCCAAAAGCTCGTAGATACCTACCATGGTAAGTTCCTAGATAATGGGAACTGGGGATCTGAATCCCTTCTTGGTTATCAGACTGGTAAGCCCACCTCCAAAGCTTTAACGTCGTACAGTACCTTAGCTTGGGATTCACTCAAGCCCCGCGTGGAAAAGGCTAACCTAGGTCAGTTCATTTATGAACTAAAAGACCTTCCTGGTCAGTTGAAGACCTCCGCTACTGCTTTCCATAATTCTTGGAACGCATTTGGCGGGGGTGGTTCTTCAAAGTTGATGGCACCAAAATCTGTTGCTGACAACTTCATTAACCACGAATTTGGATGGGTTCCTTTCATAAGTGATATCCAGAAGTTGATACATTTGTATCAAAATTCTAGAGACTACATGATCCGGGCGGTTCGTGATAACGACCGCTGGGTAAGAAAGGAAAAGATACTGCATGAAGAAGAAGAGACAAAGTTAGTACAGAAGATTTATGGAGCTGCTTGTTTACCCGGTTCGGGTAACTTTCGGCTCGATAACCTCTGCACTTCCCGTACGATCGATGGTTTTCCTTGTACTGGGTATACCGAAATCTGGACTCGTGATTTCTCACAGGTCTGGGGTTCGGGCTCATTCAAGTACTATCGACCTGAGTTTGATGACAAATTAATTGGCTTTGAAAGCCAATTAACCAACATACAAAGGTTATTAACTCTGTATGGTGTTCGCATCAATCCCACTCTTCTTTGGAAGATAACTCCCTGGACATGGCTTCTTGATTGGTTTACTCACATTGGAGATTTTATTGTCCATTGGGATGAAACCATCAATGATTCCATTGTGTCCAAATATCTGTACATCATGGAGCGTCGAACACATACTGCAAATAAAAATGTCAGTATTTTCTTCGACTCCGGACCCGTCTCTATGTCCTGGGTAAGATCCCTACAGACAAAGCGACGAGAGAGTGCAGATAGTCCTTACGGGTTTAACCGTTCGCATGATTCTTTATCATCCGAACAGTGGGCTATTCTCGGAGCAATAGGCTTAAGCCGTAATCTCTGAGACCCATGTTGAAATTGCCCATAGTAACTATAGCGCCTTCAGCAAGCGCTTTAGTGGTAATTTCTTTACGCTTATAACTTAGGGAGTTCAACCATGGCTTTTACCGACCCAATTACCGTAACAATCAATTCTGTTGCCAAAACCATGCCGCTTATCAGTAGGGACGGCCAATCGGCCTTCTATCAGACGAGCGACCAGGTATACGGATTATCTATCCGTCATACTAACTATCGGAAGGATCGTAAAGATCGTGTCCGAACGTTGGTGGTTTTGACACAGCGGAAAGTTGTTCCTGATCCGTTGACAGCAGTCAACGATTATGAAACGATTTCCAATTCCTGGCAACTTGACCGACCTTTGGCCGGTTTCGTTGTTGGGGACATTGATCTCGACTGTCAAGGCTTCAAAGCCTTTCTGTCGACCGCTAATGTCACTAAACTCTTTGCGCGAGAATCTTAATCGCGAAAGGAGCTTTTGATGATTAATCTTAAAAAGATTATCAAGATTGTCAACAATGTTGACAATATTCTTGGACTTCTAGATACTGTAGGTAAAACTACAGACGGCTCTTCCGAGCCTTCTTCTTCTAATAAGAAGAAGAAAAAGAAGTCGTCAAAAGTAAACATTGCGAACGGTAATTTAACCCATAAGGGTTAGGTACTAACATGGCTGGATAGTTACCTATTGAGGGTACTATGAAAAGCCACGCAAGTGAATACCTGAAGTTAATCACTAACATCTATTATGATGTTTGTGAATTGTGTTCCGTCCAACCCTCCGATCGTGATCTTAAAACAATTAGATCACGAATTGAAGACGAAGGGCTATCGTTTTTAACGATAACCCTACCTAACTTTTCTCGAGACTTCGAAAGGAGCCTCGAGTTAGGTTTTATCGACTCTTCATGTTTTCGGAATTTCAAAAAACATGGACGAATCCCTGCATTTTTGCAAGGTATCGTCAGTCTCGTCTTCAATATGGAGACAGGAAGGATTAACGATGAATTTGAAATATCTTCTTCCCCAGCTGCTTTCTCTTCTCTTATTGGAGGTGTACGTCAAATCTGTACATCTTTCAAAAAGATTAAGTTACCGTGTTCCGAAAAACGGACGCGGAATGCACTGGAGAATTTCATCGCTATTGAGCAGTCCCTTGAGATGTTCTCGATGCTACGAGAAGACATCGATGCGTTTGCATCGGTATCTTTTATGCTTTGGAGTCGCGTCTTACTTGACTTACAGCCAAGTGACGCAATCCCTAGGCATGGACCCGGAGCAACTGCTGAAGGGTATTCCTCTAATGAGAAATATCTTTTAAAGCGGTGGCATGACAGATTAGAACCTTATTTCCCAATCTTGGGAGCTGGATATCCAATTTCAGCTTTTGAGACTGGAGGTTTATCATCTGTTGATTTCGTGCCTGAAGACTATGAGCAACCTGTGAAGGTGATCACAGTCCCGAAAACACTCAAGAGTCCCCGGATAATCGCAATAGAGCCCTGTTGTATGCAATTTGCTCAACAAGGCCTTCGTTCTATGCTATATGATGCATTAGAACGGTCCCTGACTGTAGGTGGTCGGTTGAATTTCACCGATCAATCTATTAATCAGCGGTTAGCGATTAGTTCGTCTCGTGACGGTCGATTAGCAACGATCGATCTATCTGAAGCAAGTGACCGAGTACCTTGGTCTCTTGTTAAGATAATGCTTCGGAGCAATCAAGATTTTCTTGATGCTGTTGACGCGTGTAGGAGCCGAACGGCAAAAGTAGGAGACGTTTGTATTCCTCTCCGAAAATTTGCTTCCATGGGCAGTGCCTTGTGCTTTCCGATCGAGGCCATGTACTTTTACACGATATGTGTAATAGGCCTCCTCGAATCGCGCAACCTTCCTGTTACGTTCTCGAACGTTTTATCTTGTTCGAAGGACGTTTTCGTTTACGGAGATGATATTATCGTCCCCGTATCCGATGTGACGGTGGTTCTTGATTACCTTGCCAAGTACAATTGCAAGGTTAATACTGACAAGACTTTCTTTTCTGGTAAGTTTAGAGAGTCTTGCGGTACGGATGCGTATAACGGTTATTCCGTTACACCGATCTATATTAGATCTATCCCGCCAAGAACCAGACAGGACACCTCTTCTTTGATTTCCTGGAATGATACTGCTAATCTTTTCTTCTCGAAAGGATTAGTCAGGACCAGCCTCTATATGTTTGAACATATAGAACGGATTCTTGGAAAATTACCAAGCGTTCGTCAGGAATCAGGGGTGTTGGGTCGTAACCATTACTGGCACGATAATAGCAAGTTCTATCGCTATAATCGTCGTCTTCAGCGCTTAGAAATAAAGTGCTGGAGGCCGGTCCCGGAATATCGTAAAGATATTCTTGATGGTTATCCCGCTTTAAGTAAGAGCCTTCAAAAGCTAGAGAGTTTAAAAGATCTCTCTCTAACTCGAGATAGACTCCATCTTAAACGCACTGCACGCTTACATACCGTGAAACTCCAGTATGTAGGGGTCTCAGCTACCAGTGCTGAGCTTTCGACTACTTCTGATAAGTAGTCTTCGGGGGCCAAAAGGTCCTCAACTTGCCTTAAAAACTGCCAGTATTATCCCTTAGGCAGGATCATTTGATCTGCTTTGGACTTTGTCCATTAGGTAGTGCTGGCCTCCGTCTATACGGAGACAGTTTTATAGGCGGGTTGTAGGGTGCCTTGCAGTGCATGGC